CAAGCCCGCGCGCATTGTGGCCAGTGCTACCGGCACCCCGGCAGCTGCCACCGGCCGCGAAGAAGCAAACGCAGCGATCCGTGCCGCGTTTGGCAAATGAAAGGAGAATAACCCATGCCCAATGTTATTGATCGTTCCCGCGCTGAAGCCCTCATCCGTGAGCAGGTTGTCAGCACCATTTTTCAGGATGCCCCCAAGCAGAGCGTTGTGATGCAGCTGGGCCGCAAGCTGCCCAACATGACCAGCAAGCAGACCCGCATTCCGGTGCTTTCCATGCTGCCGCTGGCCTACTGGGTCAACGGTGATACCGGCTATAAGCAGACTTCCCGCCAGGCGTGGGAAAACGTCTACCTGACCGCCGGTGAGCTGGCAGTCATTGTTCCCATCCCCGAAGCCGTTCTGGCTGATGCTGAGTTTGACATCTTGGGCGAGGTGACCCCGCGTGTCAACGAAGCCATCGGCCTGCGGGTGGACCAGGCCATTCTGTTCGGCATCAACCGCCCGGCAGAGTGGCAGAACGACATTATCACCGTTGCCCGCCAGGCCGGCAACAACGTTTCCGGCGGCATCAGCTATGATTCCCTGCTGGGCGAAAACGGACTGTTTGCCAAGGTGGAGGATGCAGGCTACACCGTGGACGGCGTTGTGGCTGCCATGGGTGCCAAAGCGTCCCTGCGCGGCATCAAGGACACCAACGGCCACCCCCTGTACAAGAGCGATATGCAGGGCACCACTCCCTATGCCCTGGACGGCGCGCCGATCTACTTCCCTGAGAACGGCAGCTTTGATACCAGCGTTGCCCGCATGGTGGCCGGCAACTTTAAGCAGCTGGTGTACGCCATCCGCCAGGATGTGGACGTCAAGATCCTGGACCAGGCCGTGATCCAGGACCCCAGCACCAAGGACATCATCTTCAACCTGGCCCAGCAGGACATGATTGCCCTGCGCGTTACCTTCCGCATGGGCTGGGCTATGCCGAACCCCGCCACCCGCATGAACGAGAACCGCGTCAACGTGCCCTTTGCCTACATGGACGCCGCGACCGCCTACACCGACCAGACTGTGACCTTTACCGTCAAGGATAATGCCGAAAGCTCCCCCAATGCCATTGCCGGTGCAGCTGTCAATGTGAACGGCTCCATCCGCCTGACCGGCACTGACGGCACCGCAGTGTTCCACCTGCGCGCCGGTGAATATCCCTACAGCGTCAAGGCAGACGGTTACCGCCCGCAGACCGGCACCGTAACGGTTGCCGCAGCCGCCGTACCGGTTGCCGTCACCCTGCCTGCATCCAAGTAAGGGGGCTGCCATGTATGCTGATTTTACCGACTATCAGGGCACCTACTGCGGCACCCTGATCACCACCCAGGGGCAGTGGATGCCCGCCGTGCGGGAAGCCTGCGCTTATCTGGACAGCATCACATTTGGCCGCCTGAAGTGCGGGGCGCCGGTGGATGATACCGTAAAGCTGGCGGCTTGCGCGCTGGCGGATGTTGCCGCCCGCTACCAGGCCGCCAAGGCCGATGAGCGCAGCCGCCCCGGCCTGGCAGCTTTTAACACAGACGGCTACAGCGAAACGCTGAACACTGCCGCCCTGACCGCACAGTACATGGCAGACATGCAGGCGGCCGCGGATATTTACCTGCCGCGCAGCCATCCGCTGCGCTATGCGGGCCGGGATGGGAGGTGCGGCCCTTGTACGGCTGTGACCAGACCGTGACCCTGACCCACCTGCACTATGACGGCGATGCCGACCGGGATGTGAGCGAGGAAACCACCCTGACCGGTGTGAGCTGGTACGGGCAGGCAAAGACCGCCGTGGATTCCACCGGCCTGCACGCGGCGCGGGTGTACAAATGCCGCATCCCGGAAAGCGCCGCCCCCGCTGGGCTGGACATTGCCCCCGGCGACAAGATCACCTGCGGCACCGTGACCGCCACCGTGCTGGACGTGCATGACAACCGCGGCCACCCCGCGCCGCACTGGTATGTGGAGGCAAGCTGATGGGACTGAAATATGATGCCCGCCTTGACCTTTTCGCCCTTTCTGATGCCCTGGAAAAACGGGGGCTGACACCGGGCGGGAGGGTGCAGAAGGCGGTGGACGAAGCGGTGATCCGCTATTGTGACCCCAAGGTGCCATTCCGCACCGGTACGCTCAAGCACAGCGCCATCACGGCAAGCGCCATCGGGGACGGCATGATCGTGTACGCCAAGCCCTATGCGCGCTACCTGTACTACGGCGAGGTGTACGGCCCCAACATTCCCATCTTTGAGGGCGGCGAGCTGGCAGGCTTTTTCAGCCCGCCTCACAAGTACCCCACCGGCCGCCCGCTGACCTACAACGGCGCGCCGGATCGGGGCTCTTATTGGTTTGAGCGAGCCATGGCCGAACACAAGGATGACGTCATCCGCGAAGCCGCCGCCCTGGCAGGAGGGAGACCCGGAAAATGAACGTACTGGATGCCACCCGCGCCTGGATGCGCGCACAGTGCCCCCTGATCAACAGGCAGGACCTGTTCAACGCCAACTACCTGGGCGCAGAACCGACCGAATACACCCTGCGCACGGCCAGCGAGAGCCACCGCACCGACGTGCTGGGGTATGACCTGGCCGAATACAACCTGACCTTTGTGGCACAGCTGCCATTTGGGCGGGAGCTGAAGCCCAACCTGGACGCTGCTGATTTTTTCGCCGCGCTCTCCGCCTGGATTCGCGGGCAGGAGCGCACCCACAACTATCCCGCTGTCAGCGGGTACCGCGTGACCAAAATCACGGCATCCAACGCCGGTGTGCCCACCGGGGCGGATGCCAACGCGGCCCGCTATCAATTACAAATCAAACTCTATCTTGAGGAGGAATAACCATGGCAGAAGCTGCTATCAACCTGACCGCCGGCCAAAAAGCTGACCGCAAACTGGACATGATTTTTGTGAACGTCGGTGGTTCCGGTACTGAGACCTGGGAACTGCTGGGCCGCGGCGTTGAGGACGCAAGCGTGGAATACAACCACGACACCGACACCGTGACCGACATCCTGGGCATTACGGACGTGAACGTGAGCGCCGCAAAGCCGGAGCTTGACCTGGACCCCTGCACCATCCGCGGCGGCCAGAAGCTGAGCGCCAAGCTGCTGGACATTGAGCGCCGCAACGCCGTAAGCGAGCTGAGCATGTTTGATGTGCTGCATGTCCACTGCTTCCTGGGGGCTGCTTCCGGCTCCTTCACGGCGGAAAAGCACACCGGCTGCACCATCGTGCCCCAGAGCCTGGGCGGCTCCGATTACGTCGGCATGCCGATGAACGTACACCTGTCCAACAACAAAACGCTGGGCACCTGCACCATTGCGGCCGGCGTGCCCACCTTCACGGAGGAATAAACAATGGAGCTGAACATTGACCGCGGCTTAAAAAGCTATGACGTCAAGGATGCGGACGGCACCCTGATCGGCACCATCCGCTTCAACCCCTCTGACATCGGCCTGGCCGGTCGCATGGAGGAAGCCCGCGCCAAGATTGCCGAAATTACGGCCGCGCCCGTGACCGGCCCCGAGGATCTGGTGGAGTGGGACAGGCAGGTGCGCCACTGGTTTGATTACATCTTCGGCACGCCGGTATCGGATGTATTCTTTGCCGGGGTATCCAGCCTGGCTTTCTGCGAGGATGGCAGCCTGGTGGCCGAAGCCGTGTTGGATGCCGTCACCCCGATGCTGACCCAGGCGGTGGAAGCCGCCGCCAAGGCCAGCGCGGCCCGCATTGCCAGGCACGCGGACGCCTACCAGGGCAGCACCGCCGGGCTGGCCCCGGAGCAGCAGTGAGCGGCTGGAAGCTGCCCACCAGCGTGACGGTATGCGGGCAGGAGTTTGCCATCCGCAGCGACTACCGCGCCGTGCTGGATGCCATCTCCGCCCTGCGTGACCCGGAGCTGAGCCCGCAGGAACAGACCCTTGCCTGCCTGGAGATCCTGTACCCGGATTGGAAGCGCCTGCCGGACTTGAGTGCAGCAGCCCAGGCGGCCATGGTGTTTATCAACTGCGGCAAGCCGGTGGAAGCTGCCGTGCCAAAGCCCGCCCTTGTGGACTGGGACACCGACGCCGCCATCATGGCCCCGGCAGTGGACAAAGTTCTGGGCTACAGCTGCCGCCGCTGCGCCTACCTGCACTGGTGGGAGTTCATCGGGGCATTTGGCTGCATCGGGGACGGCCAGTTTGCGCAGGTCGTCTCCATCCGCAATAAGCGCCTGCACGGCAAAAAGCTGGACAAAGCCGAGCAGGAATTTGTGCGCAACAATCCCGATCTGGTCACCCTGCCCAAACACAAGCTGACCAGCGCGGAAGAAGAATTTTTCAAAAGTCTGGGGGTGTAGTTCTTGGCCGATGGGTCGATCATTCTGGATACCAGAATCAACAATAAAGGCGCCTATGCCGAGCTGAAAGAGCTGCAGGCCAAGGCCAAGAGCACCGCCCAGCAGGTTGCTGCGCTGGACAAGCAACTGGCGCAGGCAGGTGCCAAGCATACCAGCCTGGGCGATGATCTCAAGCGTGCCCGGCAGGAAGCCGCCGAAACCGCGCGCGAACTGCAAAAATTAAACACTACCATGGACTTGCAGCACCAAAAGAATGGGCTGGATTTCTCCCCTGCTGACGTTAAACGCAGTGATAAGCTGCGGGCCACGTTGGATCAGCAGCAGCAAAAAATTGGCGCGATATCCAAGGAATATCGTGACCAGGTTCCCATGCTTGAAAAGCTGCAAGAAGAGCACGATGCCCTTTTGCAGCAAATGGATACCGAAAACCTAGCGGTTGAGCATCAATCCCGGCGCATTGAATCCCTGTTAGGCCGACAAATTGCCGCATCGCGCGCAGTTCAGGGCGTAAAAAACGCCGTTCGTCTTTCGGCTGCAGCGATTCAACAGCCCTTCAAAGCAATTCAGGCCAGGTTGTCCGCCATGACAAAGAGCATGGGGCGGTTTTCCCGCCGCATTGCCGGACTTGCTTCCAGTGCGCTAATTTTTAACTTGCTCTCGTCTGGTCTGCGCCAGATGACCAGCTACATGGGCACTGCCCTGCTTTCCAGCGCATCCCTGCGTCAGGCCCTGGGCAACCTGCAAGGTGCTGCGGCTACTGCTGCAGCGCCTTTGATTCAGATTCTGACCCCCGCCCTGACCGCGCTGGCAAATGCGGCAGCAACTGTGTTCGCGTATTTGGCCAAGCTGGTGGCATTCCTGACCGGCAAGACGGTATCCTCCGCCAAAGCCGCGGCTAAGGGCATGAACGGAACATCCAAGGCAGCGAAAGATGCTGCAAAGAGCCTGGCCGGGTTTGATGAAATCGAACGGTTAGATGCCAAGACAGGGAGCAGCGG